GACAAACTTATGAAAGTATGTTATAATATAAATACAATAAAACAAAAACCTTTATTAAGGTCGCTCTTACATCGCTGATAAAAAAAATAAAAAAAATACTTGACAAAATGTTAAAACATGTTATATTAATAACACGATGGTTGTTCTGGGAGGTCAACCGAAACATCAACTCTCAAAAAAATAAATTGACATTTCATAAAATAAGGAGGAAATATGTCTACAATTAATACTACTATCATCAACGCTAACGTTTATACCGGAAGCTTCACAAAGAAAGATGGAACTACAAGAACAATGCGTTTCTTAAAAGAAAATGCTGTTCCTCAGCGTCTTCGAGGCTCAGGTGTTAAGCCACGCTATCTTGATTCAAAGCACGAAGTAGTCTTTGATCTTGACCAAAATGGATGGAGAGTGTTCAATCACAATACAGTTATTGACTCACCTACATTTAGCAAGCAAGAAGTCACAATCCAAGGATAGTGCTGTCTAAGTTGTTTGTCGAGATAACCAACGGCTGGTAAAAAACTCGACCCCTTAACTTCTTATTGGGGTTCAAATAGAAGTGTAATCGGTTGAAGGTGTTATTTAACCTTCTGCCTTAGACAGAAAAGTCATTCAAACAATAAAGGAGTAAACATGGCTATAAATTTAGAAGCAATGCGAGCTAAACTAAACGCAAGCAAAAATGGCGCAAAAGCCAAAAAAGATAACACGAAATGGCGTCCAAAAGAGGGCGATCAAACCATTCGTATTTTGCCAACGAAAGATGGCGATCCATTTAAAGAGTTTCACTTTCACTACAATGTAGGAAAGAATCCTGGAATTCTTTGCCCAAAAGCAAACCACGGAGATGATTGTCCTATTTGTAACTTTGCCTCTCAATTATGGAGAGATGGAGTCCAAAATAACGACGATACCGCAAAACGAGAAGCAAAAAAATTGTTTGTTCGCAAGCGTTATTTTTCCCCGATATTGGTTCGAGGCGAAGAAGCAGATGGGGTGCGTGTCTGGTCTTATGGCAAGATGGCATATGAAACTCTACTCGGACTTGTATTAGACCCAGATTATGGTGATATTACAGACTCTGAGGCTGGCACCGATATAGTGTTGAACTATAACGTTCCCGGTACACCCGGTTCTTTTCCAAAGACCATTCTTAAGCCTCGTAGACGACCATCGGTTTTATGTGATGACGATATCGCAGACTGCGAAGCCCTACTTGACTCTGTACCTGATGTTTCAGGTTTGTTTGAGCGCAAATCCTCCGACGACGTTCAAGCGATACTGGATGAGTTTTTATCAAATGATAATTCCTCCGAAGGTCGCTCATCTCAGACAGAGAAATATGGGACTGACGCAGTCAATGATGCTTTTGAAAAGTTGATGAGTTAAATTGAACCAGCCTGCCCTCGGCTTCGTAGGGGGCACTTTTTATCATTAAATAAAGGAGACAAAATGATATTATTTTCAGCACTAATGTTCGCTTGTAGCGATGAAGAAGAGGCCCAAGAAGAGGCCCAAGAAGCGGCCCAAGAAGAGGTACAAGAAGAAGTATTTGAAGAGTCCGAAGAAGAAGTAGAAGGAGAAGATTCTTCCACAGAATCTGAAGAACCAGTGGAATAACGTAGTAAAGCCTCATAGTTACTTAAAAGAGGTTTAAATATGGAAGTTTTGTTAGTTTGTGGTTTTTTTTATGTGGGTTTGGTTTATGCTCAACTGCTTGAGTGGGTGATACATAAACATCTTTTACACAAACTGGGAAAAGATAAAAAGAATAAGTTCTTTGCTTATCATTTCTACGAACACCATAGGTCATCAAGGAATAATCTTTTCTACGATGAGCCATCACTAAAAGAAACCCTTTCTCTTGCTTTTTTAGCATTTCTACACATACCAGTCTGGTTCATTTCCATACCACTTTTTTGCGGTATTGTTGCCGGTGCTCTGAGATATTACTACGTTCATCGAAAAGCACATCTGGAACCTGAATGGTGTAGGCAAAATTATCCTTGGCACTACGCTCACCACATGGCAATAACACAGGAAAAGAATTGGGGAGTTACCACGGATACATTTGACAGACTATTTGGCACACGCTTAATATACGTTGGAACTGAAAAAGAAAAAAGAGATACGGAAAGAAGGATCAAAAGACTAAATAAAAAGGAGAAACAATGGGAGAACTGATTCAAATGAAAGCAGGTAAAATTAATATTAAAGAAATGAAAAAGAAAATTAATAAGTCAATGGGCCTTGAAGCCGCCTTTGATTTAAGAGAGAAAAATCCAACTCAAGTAATTGACTGGATACCAACAGGCTCTCGCTGGTTAGATTCCATCATCTGCAAAGGCAAGATGGCAGGAATACCAGTCGGAAAGATCACCGAATTGGCAGGTCAATCCTCTGTTGGTAAGTCTTATATGGCAGTGCAAATAGCGGCAAACGCTCAGAAGAAAGATATCTTCGTAGTGTACTTCGACTCAGAGTCTGCTATTGACCCTATGTTCCTTGAAGAGTCTGGAATAGACTTGGATAACAACTGGATGTACGCTCAAGCGGTTACAGTTGAGAAGGTGTTAGGAACAATAGAAGACCTAATGAATGATTACCCTGAACAAAGGTTTTTATTCGTCTGGGACTCAATAGCAGCCACTGCCTGTGAAAAAGACATCGAAGGTAACTTCAATCCCCAATCTTCTATGGCTGTAAAGCCAAGGATACTTGGTAAGGGGTTCAAGAAACTGACGATACCAATGGCAAACCAACAATGTGCCCTGTTGCTTGTAAACCAACTCAAAACGAATATTACAACTAACATAGCGGAAGCATTGACAACACCTTGGTTTGCACCCGGAGGTAAGGCAATAGAATATATGTCTTCTCTTCGGATCTGGTTAACATCCCGAAAGTCTAAGAAGTCATTTGTTTTTGACGACAACAACCGAAGGATAGGATCAGAAGTAAAGGCAAAGTTGAAGAAGTCGCGTTTTGGAACGCAAGATCGAATGTGTGGCTTTCAGATACTTTGGGGTGACGGAATAGGCGTAATGGACGAAGAGTCATGGCTTGAAGTCATCAAACAATCACCCTCCTATCGAGTTGGGGGAGGTTGGTGTTACCTTAAAGACCCAAAGGGAACTGAGCATAAGTTCAGACAAAAAGACTGGAAAGATAAGCTTCAAGATAAAAAATTTAGAGAAATGGTCATTAAAATGATGGACTATGAGCTCATCGAACAATTTGATAGTGGAAATTCAAATATCAAATTAGAAGGTGAAGACGAAGAATAACAACATGTATAAACTCCTATTGTTGGCCCCCGATAAAGTGTCGGGGGTTTTTTTTATCTTTTTGCTTGACAAACATTTAGAACGTGTTATAATATAAATATCGGAGGAACAATGAAGATTATTTATGGAGCATTCATTTTTATGATTGCGCAAGTTCTCGCATGGTTTCAGTCAAACTCTGGAATACTTGGAGAACCATTCAAATCAAATTACATTTACATAGCGATACTATTTGGACCGATAGTGTCTCTTTTATTTGCACACGCAACAATAATGTTGTATGAGCATATGGAGTTATGGTCAATAAGATTTCTTACCTTTGGAATAGGGTATCTAATATTCATACCATTGACTTGGTATTTCTTGGGAGAAGAGATCTTAACACTTAAGAACATTATATCATTTTGTTTATGTGTTCTTTTAATATCATTACAATTTATTATTAAATAAAAACTTGACAAACATTTAAAACGTGTTATAATACATATACATTCGGAGGTAATATGAACAACTATAACTTAGGTTATGCTTGCATCAACATGGGTCTATCAGAAAGACCTAAGAAGCAACGTATAACAACAAACCGCAGTATGATAAAACGAACTTTTCAAGAGAAAGGTTTGCCATACGCATCAGAACTTGTACTTCAAAACTGCAAGGACTTGCTCAAGATTCTTGAGTGGAACCATCAAAATGATATCCGTTTCTTTCGGCTATCTTCTAACTTGTTTCCATGGGCTTCTGAGTATCAACTATCAGAATTGCCTGACTTTGAAGATATCTCAGAAAAACTCTATGAAGCAGGCTTATTTGCATCAGAGAACGACATACGTATCACAAGTCATCCTGGTCCTTTTAATAAATTAACAAGTCCAAAAGAAAGTGTGATACTAAATACTATTCGTGACCTTGAGATACATGGTGAAATTTTTGACCTTATGTTTCTTGAGCGTTCACCATTCGCTAAAATTAACATACATGTAGGAGCAGCTTATGATGACAAACCTATGGCCCTTGGTAACTTTTGCAAGAATTTTCAAAGACTATCAGAAGCGGTCCAAACAAGACTAACAGTCGAAAACGATGACAAGCCGTCATTGTATACAACGGAGGAACTTTATGATTCTATCTACAAAAATATTGGCATACCTGTGGTATTCGATTATCATCACCACGATCTTCATCCTGGAAACCAAACTGAAAAAGAAGCTCTCGACACAGCTCTTTCTACTTGGCCTGTGGGCATTCGTCCTGTCGTCCACTATTCTGAGTCTAGATCACTTGAACACAACGATCCCAAGATCAAGCCTCAAGCCCACTCAGATTCCTACGTCCGAGCAATAAACACTTACGGTCGTGAGATGGACATTATGCTTGAAGCAAAGCATAAGGAATTGGCTCTCCTCAAGATGCGAGAACTTATGGAGGAAACATGCAGATAACTAATCAAAGATTAACTAGAGATAATATGGCTTCAACACTGGAAGAGGTTCCCAAACCAAGATTCTTTCAAGTCATGTATTGGGACGATGGAACGGCTCAAATAAAAGTACAACACACTGCTGCTTTTGTTCAAGATACACGGATCTGGTTTACAGACTCAATGAGCCATGAAGAGGTTGAGTTGAAAAGAATAGAGCTTTTGAGAAAGTTTATGGAGGCAGAATGAAAAACTTAGTAATCATTGATGGTCTCAATATGTTTCTGAGATCATACATAATAAACCCAACAATGGACCCACAGGGAAACATGATAGGAGGGGCTGTGGGTTTCTTAAAGTCCCTTCAAAAGAGTTGCAACGACTTCGAACCAGATGAAATTATTATCGCTTGGGACGGTCAAGGTGGCTCACAGAAACGAAAAGATATGAACAAGGGTTATAAAGCCGGTAGGAAGCCCGTTAGGTTCAACAGAAGAATGTTCGAACTCTCAGACACTGAGCAAGAGAACAACAAGGCCTACCAACACGTCAGACTTATGGAGTATCTCAATGAAATGCCGATTATACAACTTATTATTGATTATGTGGAAGCCGATGATATTATTGCAGATCTTGTCCAACACGATAAGTATCGAGACTATCACAAGTATATTATCTCAAGTGATAGAGACTTCTTCCAACTCGTTGGAGACAGAACAAGCCTCTACAGACCAATTCAGAAAAAACTTATCAACAAAGTTGACCTTATTTCTGAACATGGCATTCATCCCAACAATTTTGCCCTTGCTAGGGCTATTGCAGGAGACAAGTCAGATAACCTCGACGGGGTGCCTCGTGTTGGGCTTAAAACAATTAAAAGTCGTTTTACTTTTATGGCTAACGAAAAGGTTCAAACTGTTGAAACGCTTACAGAGTATTGTAAAAACTTGGACAAAAAGGTTAGCGTTCACACAAAAATTATTGAACATGCTGATCTAATTCAACGCAACTACGATATCATGCAATTATATGATCCGCTGATCGGAGGAAACGCACAAAGACAGATTGATTATGCAGTAAAAAACTTTGAACCAGAGTTCAATAAAATAGGTCTCCAGCGCCTCTTGATGAAAGATGGACAGATAACGATGAAGTTAGACAATCTTTATCGTGTGTTAAGAAAAATAATTTCTTGACAATACGTTAAAATGTGTTATACTTAATATTACATTCGGAGGTAAATATGGATAAGAAAGAAACATTTAGTAACATCGGAGGCAGACATTTTCAAGAAAGTCTGTGTCAAATTATGTTGGAGGATCGCCCATTTTGCGATCAAATTATGGAAGTGCTTGAAATTGACTTCTTCGGTAGCGTCGACATCAGGGCGTTTGTTCAGATATTAACGGAATATAAGGAGAAATACTCTCCAACACCGCACCCAAGCTATGATATGATGGCATCTCTTATTAAAAGTAATGTAAAAAACTTTGACAAGAGTACTGGAGAGAAACTTAAAAAACTTTTTATCAGTTTTCAAACCAGAGCAGTGGAGAACAAAGAGCATGTTATAAACACATCTATAGACTTTTGCCGAAAGCAGGCTTTAA